GTGAACTCGGTCAGCGTGAGGTTCACGGGCAGGAGGTGAGCCATTCCACCCATCTGCTTACGCCGGCGTGTCTCGTCCCTCCAGGTTCTAGCGTCGGTGAGCTTGTCAAAGCGGCGCGAACGCTGCCTGCCGCCTTCCCTCCAACGCACCTCGAATGATCCGTCCCGCTTGTAGATACCACGCTCTGCCTTACTCATTGGACTTCCCCCTTAGTTGATAGGTAGTCCGAGAAGTCTATAACCGGGGAGTCAGATTGCCTAGTGCGCCTTCTTTTCGTAGGTTCTTTCCTTACTTTGTAGGTTTCTAGCCACGCCTCCAGATCGCTCCACCTAATCCGATAGTGGCCTATCTTGTAGGCAGGAAGCTCGCCTGTTTCTATGGCTCGATAGATCGTGGACTTGCCTACTCGCAGGTATTCCGATGCCTCCTGCGCGGTGACAAAGGGGCGCTTCACTCTTCCCCTCCGAACTCAGCAAGGCGGTAGCCGATCCATTCCGCAACCTGAACCGTCACGGCGTTCCCCATCTGGGCGTAGCGTGGGCCATCGGGCTTGGGGTCAAGGGCTGACCGATCTCCCGTTATTCCGTTGCCTGATACACCGATCTGCGCGTTGCTGCCAAGCGCGGGAGAGTGGTCGTTGCTGGAGATAGGTGTCTGCGTTGCGGGGAACGCGGTCACGGCACCGTCCACCCGTCCGGGAATCCCTGAAGCCTCTCGCACTCCGTCGGGGTCAGGCGACGAACAGATGATTGCGCCGTCGTCAAGGGTTGTGTTGATTCCTTTTCCGTATCGGCGGGTGAGCGGTCCTGAGACAAGGTTCTGGCACTCATCTCCTGCTGGCCCTCCGCTTCCCTTCCTCCACTTGGAGGTGACGGCGGGGGCGACGAGGTGGTTTGCTTGGGCTGAGTTGTCGTCCGGCCCTCCTTGTTGCCCATCGAGAGCGTTCGTAATGCGCTGTCCAGGTGGGGGGGTAGTTCCCGCCCGCGCTTTTCCGCCCTTCGTAAAATCCCCGCCGCCGCTTTCTGGCTCAAGTAGAACCTCGGCGGCACGTCGGCCTCTAGCACGTCGGGCAAGGATGAAGACACGCCGCCGTCGCTGGGGCACTCCGAAGTATCTACTGTCCAAGATTCGCCAAGCTCCGTCCAGAAACCCGAGTTGGCGAAGCGTCGCCAATACGACGGCGAAATCTCGTCCGTTGTTGCTGGAAAGAAGTCCGGGAACATTCTCAATGAGAAGCCAGCCTCCGTCTCCGAGAAGAGCGTCAGCGATTCGGGTTGCCTCGAAGAAGAGTCCACTTCGCTCTCCTGCGAGTCCAGCTCGCTTTCCTGCAACGGAGAGGTCTTGGCAGGGGAAGCCTCCGCAGAGCAGGTTGATTGAAAGATGACTCCCGCCCGGCCCGTCGCCATTCCTGTGTTCTGTCCCATCGTTGAAACCTCCTTGCTCGCTGCGTGGTTCAGGGAATCCCACGCTTCCCAGCTTGGTTGTTGGTGAACTAGCGTGTTCGGATTTCCCGTGTGAGCGAGGTCCATCTGATTGAGAGTCGGAGAAGTTTCGCTCTCTATCCACTTGTCGCTGTCGTCCTTGCTCGCCGCCCTGTGCGACTTCACGAACGTCTTCGTAGATTGGGACTTCGGGCCAATGCCTTCGGAGGACTTGGCGGCATTTTGCGTCGGCTTCGCATTGGAAGGCGATGGTGTGTCCGGCCCGTTCGAGTCCGAGATCGAACCCTCCGACTCCTGTAAAGAGCGACCCAACATTCACGCCGGCTCCCTTACTACTGCGACCATCAGCCGAGCAAGCTCTTCTAGGTTCTCGAAGCGTCCGTTGTTAGGTAGCCGAAGGAAACAATGGTCGCAAACGATTGTGTCGCTGTCGGGGTCGTAGGTGCGGTCGTCCCGCCAGGGGTCAAGGTTCGGATTGTCCAAGCTCAGACAAGCCTCCTCGTCGTGGCAAGAGTCGTCAAACTTGGCGCGGCAACGGATAGGGTCTTCGTCCCTCACGCCTCTTCCACCTCCGGCAGCGGGCCGTAGTCTCTAGTAAGGGACCACTCGAAGCGGTTGGCCTGCGCCCAGAGTTCCGTTTCTTCTGGCAGGTCTTCGCGCTTCAGGTGTAGGAACTTATGATCGAAGAGGGTATGGTGGCGGCGGCAGCCCCACACCCAAGTCGCCCGCTCCCATACATCTTCAACGTGCCGGATACGAAGGCGCTGCTTCGGGATCAGATGACACCGATCCATACGCCCTTCGCACTCAGCCTTCGAGAAGTTGGCAAGCCAGCAATCAGGCATTAGAGACTTCTTCCAGAACCTCTTCTGCCCAAGTCAGGCTTTCTTTCTTTCGGGGCGGGGTCAGCTCTGCCGCATCGTGGAGGGCGTTAGCGATTGACCTACGCTCCCTCGGGGTCAAGCTGCTCAGGGTTCGGTGCGGGCCGACGACCGCCTGCCGCAGAATCGCATTAGCCCGCCGAACCCCGATCCCGTGACCCCACTTCAGGTAGCGAAGGCAGGTCACATTCTTCAGGTAGTCGGCGTAGCAATCGGCGTTCGGGTCGGATAGTTCGAGCGAGTCGGCTAGGTAGTAGCAACCTGCGCTCATTGGCTTGATCGCCGCTATCTCCCGGCGCAGCTCCGCCTGCGCGAACCGCACCTCATTCGCCCGCTCTAGCGCTTCCCAATGCTGATCGCGCTTCATCGCTGCGCCTCGTCGTAGCACTCTTGGGCGTATCCTCTTATCTCTTCGTCGCTCCACTCGGACGGTTCCAGAATGTTCCGATAGATCGCATACCAATCCTCGACCGTTCTCTGGGAGGGGGCGCGTCCTGGCTGCGGATTACCTCCACTACCGGCAGCGGGTAGCCCGGCGTTATGCCAACGCCTTGCGCGGTCAATCATCTTGTCGGCAAACTTGGCAAGTCGGGGGAAGTCATTGACCTGCCCCCGCCAGAACTCGTCGTCTTGCGAGAAGCCAATCAGAGCTTCAATCTCCCGTCGAGAGTAGCCCTCGTCTTGCATCTCCCACACGGCTTCGTGCCAAAGAGCTTCGTCGTAAGTGAACATCGCGTTCCGCCGCTCCAGAGAGTGACGGAGCATCAACACCAAACGGGTATCGGGATCACCCTCGGGGTTTTCCCTCGGGGTTTGCGGGGTTAGGGAAAGAATATTTTCTCCTTCGCTAACCCCACTCTTCGGAGGGTTTCCCTCGCTAGCGTAGGGAATACCCTCGGAACTACTTAGTCCCTTATCAGATACTTCGGCTATCGTCTTCACCTTCCTATCCTTTCCCCTTCTGTTTGCGTCCAGAGCAAGCGGAGATGGGTGCTGGAACCGTCCTGTCGCCTTTGCGGGCCGTCAGGTTCCGGGCCTTTCCTCCGACTGTCTCTAGTCGGGTTGTCATTCGTAGCGTCCTTCTTCCTTGTGATACGAGAGAAGACTTTGGGTGATCGAGCTTTGGCGGTCATAGACCGAGAAGACTCGGCGTAGTCCCTCAACCTCACCCCTGAGTCGGGCTACATCTTCCGAGAGGGTCTTGGTTTCTGGATCGTCCTGGAGGGACTTGACCGCCTGCGCCTTGCGCTCGGTGGCGGTGCCGCCGTCTGCTTCCAAGAAGGCAACCGCTTCTGCCGCCTCCAACCTCTGTTCAAGAACGTGAAGCTCGGCGCTCTTCGCCGCCCACTTGGAAGGTAGGTGGCTCATTCGTTCGTGAAGTCGAGCGAGTTCAGCGGTGCAAGCGCGGGCGGTATCTAGGTGCGGGGCATCACTCATCTTCAAGCGCCCTTTCGTATCTAGCCGTTTCCAACTTGGCCTTACGCATCGCGCTCCGTGTTGCCTCAGAAGCGTGTCTAGCCTCAGCCGCTAGGTCACGGTCGCCGCACTCGTCGGCCCGCTGACTAGCCTTCTCAACCTGCACCCACGCTGCCGTGAGTATCTTGGATACTTCTTTGAGCGCCTGATACCTTGCTGGTTCGCGCAGAGATTCGCTCACGCTGCCTCCCTTGCGACACGGCGCAACTTGGAAGCCACGCCCTTCACATTGTTCAGGTGAGCGAGTCCCGCTAGAAAGTCTTCGGTCGTCGCGCAGCCCGGGTGCAGCTCGTAGGTGCCGTCCTTATCTAGCCGCAGGATCGCGGTGCGAGTCACCTCCCAATCGGGGGCGCACTCGGCAAGGCACATCTCGTAAGCGGCCAACTGATAAGAGAACGCTTCTGATCGCTGAACGGTTGAACGCTTGGAGGTCTTCGCATCAAGTAGCCAATAAGCACCACCCATACGAACCCTTGCGTCAAACCTGCCAGCGAGGTTGTGCTTCTTGGAATAGACAACCTGCTCGACCTGACAAGTCTCGGGCTTGCGCTCTTCTACGAACTTCATCGCAGCCTGAGCGAACCCAGCCTCGTCACCCTTCAGCGGGCGTGCTGCCATCTTCGCTTTGTCTATGCCCTGCGTGAGCGCCCGCTCCAAGATGTTGTGAGCGATAGACCCCTGATCGGCGCGAGCCTGGCGGCGGTGTCGCCACGTCAGCTCGTTAGCGCGAAGAGTCTGCCACGCATCGTTGCCGTTGGAGAGCCAGAGAATCGAGTCTCCGACGGGGCCAGAGGATTCCTCAATGCTCTTCCAGACCAACTCGGCGCACCCGTCAAGGGTTTGCTGTGAGGCCCAATCCATCAGACCGTCGGCGGAAAGAGAGGCAACCTTAGCGGCGCTGCTTACACCGATCACGCGGCCCTTGCCCTTCCAACCCGTCTTTATCTCTTCGGCCTCTGCCCAATAGGTGTGGTCGGGATCGGGGCGATAGAACACCTCGTAGCCTGCCGGCATCTTCCAGACCTCAAACGGTCCTTCCATTCGGTCGTATCCCATCAGGCACCTGCCTTCTTGGACGGGGCAAAGTCAAACCCCACACCCTTCGGCACCTCGCCGGTCGGGTAGATACGGGACTTGCCGCGCATAGAGAGGGGAGGGGTTATGCCTTCAGCTCGAAGGCAATCCCAGCAAAGGCACTTACCCCGCATCTCGCGCTCCTTCAGGTGGTGGGCAGCCTTCATCGCTCCCACCTCCCCGAGCCGCCGAATACGAACTCAGCGTGAAGCGCCTGCATTACCTCACGCTCCTGCGCGGTCAGTTGGCTAGAAGGGAATATCCGAGTCAAGGTCGGTTCCCCCTTCGGACTTCTCTTCTGGCTTGCCCTCCGACTTCGCTCGCCCCCGCAGCGTGTCCACACCTGCCTGGGTGAACTTGTCCAGATACTCACCGAACTCTTCGGGCTTGATTAGACCCTGCCCGATGTAGGACGCAACGGCGATGCCCGCAACCTTCAGGGCAACCTGCTTACCAATCGCCTCGTCCCTTGAAGTATCAGCGGGGGCAGAGAGAGAACCCCCGCCGCTCGTAGTGGTGGACGCTTCTCCTGTCGCCCCCTCTACGAAGACTGAAAGATCATCGAACTTTGCGTGGGGCTTGATCCCACCTGCGATCTCGTCGCCTACCGCCGGAAGTTCCCGGTCGGCAGGGCGCGAGAGTTCGAGCTTGGTAATGCGGTTTCCATTCTCGTCACGAACCGCAAGGCGGCAGGACTTGTAAGACTGACCGCCCTTCGTCGTGTATTCCCGAACCTTGTCTCCTACCCAAGTGACTTGGAAGTTAGCCATTGGCCCGCCCCCTTCTCACTACAAGCTCAATCCGTTCTACGATCCTGGCGAGCTTGGTCGAGAGCTTGGCGATAGTCGCCACTTGCTCCCTGAGATCGTTCATCTCGTTGCGAAGCTTCACGACTTCATCGAACAACGCATCTACCGCCGCGTTGTTGGTGGTTGCACCCACCCGTTCCTCTATTGCCATTTCTTTGCTGCTCCCTTCGCCCAATCACGCAGGCCCGCAGCAATCAGTCCGAAAGCGGGGGCAAGCAGTATCAGGCAGTAGTTGATAGTCTTCATTCAGAACGAAGAGAAACCTACCAACTTCTTCGGCGGAAAAGTCGCAACCGCCGAGATCACCCCCGATTTGGTAGCCGGAAATAGCGGGTTTGTTGTAATCGTCAGACCCGCGCTACTACCAAGAGAGAGGGTGTCAGAATGGTCGGAATGAGTGCAGAAGAACTAGGAAAAAGGGTTAGAGCCGCCAGAGCCTATGCTGGCTTGTCACAGGAAGAGCTTGCCGACAAGATTCAGATTTCCCAACCTACCCTTGCTCGGGTGGAAAAGGGCGAACGTCAGGCTAGGTGGATAGAGATCATGGGGATCGCAGAAGTGACCGGGCTACCGAGGGTATGGTTCACGGGTGAACTGTCGTCAGAACTCGATGTAAGCGCCGAAACCGTAGGAGAAATAAAGAAGCCCCCCAACGCGCAGGAGGGCGGGTAGCGCGTCAGGGGGCGTGTATCAGGCGTGAAGAGCTGGGCGAAGGGGGGTGCCGCAGCTAGTCGCCTGAAGTTCTTGCGGGCTTGCGTGAGTATTCCTTCAGCAAACCCTTTGCGTTGGTCAGGAAGCCGTGTGCCTTCAGGCTTGCTGCCACGCTAGAGAGAAGGTTCAGACGGATCAGGTGAGCAATCTCTTGATCTATCTCTCCGTCCCTCTCGTAGTCATAGAGGCGCTGAACGGTCAGTAGCGACCACGCCGCAATATCTTCGGACTCTTCCATCGTTTCCGAGACAAGCTCGCCTGGAGGACGGGTAGCGTAGGCATCGTCGCCGCCATACTCGGCGGGGCCGTCCTTATCCAATCGCTTCCAGACTCGACTCTTGAACGCTTCAAGCGCTTGGCCGGCAATAGCGGCTTCCCTTGCTGCCGCGTTCAGGAACTCATTCTCAAACTCTCGATCTCGCATACGCCCTCCTAGTCTCACACTTCGTAAATGGGTGTTGGTTCGTAGGCATCGTCAGCTTCGGTGAAGTAGATGCGCTCAACCCCTGCGATCCCCCACTTAGGGGCGACGAATAGGACGTTCTGCTGGGGGCGCGAAGCGGCGGTAATCATTCCCGAAAGGTTGTTGGCACCTACCCAATCGCCGGAGACAATGGTTTCACCTGAACCGTTAGGGATCGTGGCGGGCTGGTGGTGGTGTCCCATAAGCAAGTAGCGATAGATACGACTGTGCAAGCGAATAGAGCGCCCGTCAAACTTCGTTAGTGAATAAAAGGGAAGTCCAGCCCAGCCGCGGATTTGGTGACCGTGGATCAACTGAAACTCATGGCCGGCGCAACGGAAGAAGAGAGCGCCCCCTGGCTCGATTACGAACTGATCTATCGGTTCAGCGCGGAGGTGCAGCCCGAGAAGATTCAGGAAGAGATAGTTCCAAGAGTAGGTAGCCGGACGTGCGCCGGACTTCTTACCTCCGACCTTTCCGTGATTGTCGTCCACTCCATACACGGCTACTTTCCTCATACCGATTTGGGTTATAGCGAAAGTTGTCAAATCGCGTAGCGCGGCCTCCATTTTTCCCGCCAACTGCCACGCTTGCTCTATTGGGTGAAGTTCTAACTGCCACGCCTGACCTGCGAATATCTCGTCGCCTTCCAGATGATCGCCGCCCATAGCGATAATCAACTCGTCAAGGTTGTATGACTCGGCACGATCAGCGATTACGCCCTTCACACCCTCGACGTAGCGAGCAAGGCGGCGATCAAACTCTGCCACCGAGTAGTTGCCCTTATTACCGGGGGTGTCCTCTTCACGGACGAACTGCCCGAACTGCTGGTCAAAGATTGGTAGGACTACCGAGTTTTTCGGTTTGCTCTTGGATTGCTTCTTGCGGGTGAAGTCGGGCTTCTTCACCGGCATCTTGGTTGCCTCTACGATCCGCTCAAAGAACGCCTCCTGGTCGGAGAGCGCCGCTGAGTAAGCCTTCAGGTCGCGCCGCATCGCCTTGTTCTCGGCTTCGAGCTGCGTCACCTTCAAGCGGTCGGGATCGTCAATGGGCTTCGGTGGCAGCTTGTCATTCTTCTTCGTGGCGGTAATCCCCCGAGCCTGCAACCGCGACTGAAGAGTAGCCCTTGGAACGCCTAGCGAAGAGGCGGCTTGGTGTTGCCCCAGCTTCTCAACTAGCGCGGTTAGCGCCTTGTCAGACGGCCAATCGTATTTATGCTTTCCCGCCATTAGTCGGGCCACACATTCTCAAAGGCCACAGTAGGCTTGGACTCGCCGGGGGCAAAGTGGACTAGCACTCCAACCCACCCGGCGTTCTTGCACATACGGCGCATCTCTGCACGACGAGCGGGGCCGAATCCACTCCATAGGGTCTTCGTGTTCTTGACCTCAATGGCATAGGTCTTGCCGTTGCGCCCCGCAATCAGGTCAGCGCCCTTAGAGCCTGCGCCCCTCACGACTTCATACCCCCGTTCAATGAGGCAATCGCGCACCGCATATTCTTTTGCCCTCCCCCTCGCATAGTGGCTCAGGGCTACTCGGCCTTCAGGAATCCAGCGGCAAACGAGATCACGGTTGCAATCGCGGCTCCTACATCGCCAGGAACCTCAACGCTGAACTGAGAGAGAACGAAGAGCAGAATCGTGGTGACTGCACCGCCAATACCTGCGGCGGCAACCTTCTTCTTGGGGGTCATACGAATCCTCCTAATAGGTTTGGTAAAACTGCCACTATGAATAGAAGCAGGCTAAACGGACGGAAAACTACGACTTCTGGTAAAAGAGGTCTGCTTCGGCTTTCCTGCGCCTTACCAATCCAGGGAGCGGGCGCGGGGGGGTGCCGGCATTGACCCACTTGGAGAACTCGCTGCGAATCTCCCACGATGGAGCCTTGCCATTTATCTTGCGCCTCAACGTGCTGGAAAGCCACGCGCCCAAACCGTTGTTGTAGGCAAACGAAACCAAAGCGTCAAACTGATTCTGGGTCAGGGGAACGCTTACAGAGTCTCTAATACCGTCCGAATACTCTTTGAGATCAGAGTGAAGTAGATCGAGTCCCTGCTTCAGCGTTAGGGTTCCGAACTTCTTATGATCCTCTGGGCGACAAGCTCCGTAGCGAATAAGATGCCCAAAGCCAACGGTGCAATACCCGACGGGATCGGGGCGTGGGCGCGGCTCAAAGCCCTCAAACTCACTAATAAAGGCAACACCGTTTTCAGAAATATCTGTCGGGCGCGTCTTGGCTTGGCGTATCTGCCGGCGCACCCGCGCTACCTTGCGGAGAAGTCGGCGCAACCTGCGCTTCAGGGCTGCCATATCTAATACCGCCGCCTGCTCGGGGTAGCCTTGCCGGGAGCAAGCGCGATATGCAGGTGATCGTAGTGACCGCTGACTCGCCAGAGGACTTCTGCGAAGTTGCCAGAGAAGCGGGCATACGCCCACGCCTTAGCGCGGTCGAGCTGTCCCCACGCGCCGGAACGCTGCGGGACGAAATCAAACGCAAGACCTCGCGTGTGATACGAGTTGGGCGCACCGCCGACCGCTGCGTTCTCAGCCTTGCTGCGATAGCCGGAAGTTATGGAGAGGTTGAACTTGCGAGCGATCCGCTCGGCATAAACGTGGGCGGGCTGCGCCTTTTCCCCACGCGGGAATACACCCTTGCGGGCGGGCTTCTTAGCCATTGGAGCCTCCTAGAGAGGTAGTAGGTGTTCAGAAACGACAAAGCCCCCGGAATAGGCCAGGGGCTTCGTCGGAATAGAAAAGGTGGAAGAATCCACCATCACGCAGGGAGGTGAAGCCTTGCGCGACGAGATGAAAGGTATCAGACCCTACGAACGGATTTCAACCGAGCCTGCCGCACCTTCGCCTTACGAGCGATGGATTGCGCCTGAGCGCGGGTGGAGGGAACGGGTTCGCCCCAAGCTCGGGCGGTAAGGGCTAGGCGGGTCGGACGGCCCTTAGCGTCCTTCAGCGGGCCGGAGGGGTTGGCGTAGAACCGACGCGCCCAGCTGATCCAACGCTGCTTATCAGCGGGGGAAGCAGAGGAATAGCTCTTGACCCCCGGCTTTATGTTCTGTCCTTGCGCCCTAAGCGATGCTCGACCGGCGGCATTGAGTCCACCCGTAGGGTTCTTACCTGCCTTTGTCTGCCAAGCGGCCATCAGACGCGGCTAATCCCAAAGACTAGGATCGCGGCGCTTGCCGCAACCGTAAGGGCAAAGCCAATAATCGCTTGGCGTAAGCCTCGGATAGCCTCGCTGAGATCGCGCACGTCCTCGTCCAAACCCTCAATCTGGGTATCGTGAACGGCTACTGCGGTTTCGAGGTATGAGAGTCGGTCTTGATCTGGGTGTCTGGGGGGTCGTGCGGCTGCCATTTGTCTTTCTTGGGTAGGGGGGGTTAGTTGTTGATTGGGGTCCAACGGCCTCTATCTTCATTGACTTTCCAGAGGGGCTTTTGGTTTGGTTGCCAGCGACCTTCTGGGATTGGGGCAAAGCCCTGGGGCCAATCCTCAATAGGTAGCCACGCATTTTGTATCCGCTTAGCCTTACGACGATAGGCGGGAACTCCGTATTCCTTGCGCTTGATTACTCGCGCAAGCATTTTGTCAAACTGCTCAATGGTCAAAGGCTTACTGCCGGTGTAGGCAAACCATAAATCCTGAGTATTTGCAGATATGGCCTTATTACGCCTAGAGCTTGAAATCTTGAACCAATCAGGCCCGTAGGCTTTGGCGAGTCGGTCAAGCTCCGCTTGCGCTAAACGTCCCTTACGATAGGTGGCATAAGCCTCTTTACGCATAGCGATTGCTTGTTGCTGCAAGCGCTTGAACTCGGCAGCATTACCTTGTGCCTTTGCTTCTAGCATCGCATTTTCCAAAGGCTTGATCTCTGAATAGGCTTTATCTTGCATCTCGTAAATCTTGCCCGAAAGGTCAAATAGAACCTGGTAAGCAATATCGGTGCGAGCCGCTTTTAGGCTCTTTGGCTTATAGGCTGGAGCTAGGAGAGAAATCAGGTCACGCTCAATGCCCCGTCTGTATGCCTCCGTGTTTGGACCCTCGCCTTCATTCAATGCTTTGCCCAACGGATTAGAGGTTATGTTCAACTGATCCAAAGCTCGAATGGGCATCGGCAACGACAGAAGCGAAAGCAACGCGGCCTTCGCCTGCTCATTGAAACCACCGCTTACATCGTTGCCAAACGCTTGTGTTCCCGTAGCAAGCGTGTTAGCGGCTTGAAATACAGGGTTGAGTATGGCAAGCGGTGTTTTCTCCGGGCTATTGCCAAGAACATTCTCAATGATCGCATTAGCGCCCGGCACGACTCGGGAAAAGTCAAGCGTAGAGGTGACTCCATAGGGATTATCTTCGGTTGGGGTGCCTCCCATAATCGCTGGCTGGGCATATTTGGCGATGAAGCCTGGCGAGCCGTGAAGTAGATCGCGCAACTGCTCTGCCTGCGCTGCCCCGAACGTAGTCATAATCGCCCACTTGACGGGGTGGTTCTTTGGCAGCCCCCAGAAGGTGTAGCGCAGGCTCATACGGATATAGGGGTAGAACATCGCTATTGCTGCGGGTGCGCGTTCAAGACTAGTCAGGTAATACCAATCGCCCATCAAGTCGCGCATATAGTTGGCGAGCTGAACATTGGCTTTCGGGTTAGTAGCGAAGTAGCGAAGTTGCTCTTCAAGTGACTTATCTTTTAGTTCCTTGTAGATCGCATCTTGAAGGTCAAAGGTGGCTTTGATATTCGCCCCGAAGCTATTCAAGCGCTTATTCACATACTCAGCCGCTACGCCTCGACGGATCACGGAAGTTTTCCAACGGTCAATATCGCCAAGTGTCTTTAGGGTCATTAGGCGCTTTGCGCCCTCTAGCAACCCATACGCCTTGAAGATGCCAAGCGAGTTATCTGCGTTCTGAATGAAACCTTCAGCAAAGCCTGAGCGAATACCCGTTAGCGGCTGGTCAATACCTGGCGCTTCACCCGCTGCGGCCATAAAGCCCACACGTTCATCGTGGCTTAGCTTCCTAGCCTCTCTAGCGGCCTTACCAAACCAAACCTTAGAGATCGCAACGGGTGTCGGAAGCCCCGTTGCACTAATCGCACTTGCGCCCTGCAAGGTTTCAGCAAGAAACTGAAGCGATAGCCAAACGGGAGAGGTTCCAAGTAGGAGAAGCGAAGCTGCCTTGTTGAAAACCGTCGCTATTGTCATTCCGGCCCCCGTCAATCCTGTCATTGGCGCAAGTTGTTTCTGAACTTCTCGAACCCTCTCAATCGGATAGAGGCTGTATTCACGACCGGCCCTATCTTCTCGGATCACCTGAGAGATTTCATCTTCAGGCGTTTGGGATTTGGCTAGACGCTCTCGAAGCTGATTATCAAGCGTTGTATTCAAGCTCTCTTCCGCTACGGCCCACGCTTCTTCGGGGGGTCGGCGCTTAGAATCTTTCTGCATCGGATTCAGAATCCGAGCTTCACTTGGCGACAAACGCTTATGTTCTTCAAGAAGGCTGTTGATGTCATCGGCAAACGCAGCAAGTTCGGCTGAGGTAGCGTCTTCTGTGCGCTGCATAAAGTCTTCAATGCGCTTCTCAACTTGGTAAGGAACTGCGGTAAAGCGGTTCCAATCTACGCGGCCTTCGGTGACAAGACGCGCAATCTCTTGGCTCGTATAGCGATCCACACCCTCAACGGGTCGGTAGCGATAAGGGAACAGGCTGTCAGCAATCGCCTTGAAGGTCCACTTGCGTTCAACGGGAATATCAACGCTTGCTTTCATTAGCGCGTCGTAAGAGTTGTCAATGTTTCCCTGACGTGCCAATGCTCCCGTTCGCGCCTTCTCGCCTTTTTGTCTGCCAATCCGAGATACATTGGTCAAGTTATCCATTCCGCCGATCACGTTCATATCCGACTTGACGGTGGCTGGAAGCTGCCCAAGCCAACGGTCGGTGCGAACGCCTACGGAATCAGCGTATGCCTGAACTTCCGCGATGTATTCCCTCTTGACCGCATCGGATACAGGCTCACGAAGGCCCGCTCGACCCTCTCGCACTTGGGTTCCAAGCCTCTTGGCCTCGTCGCGCAGGGCCGCTACATCGTCACGGGCGGCGGCGCGTTCTTGCTCACGGAGGGTTCTTGCTTCTTGGCGAGTCGCGGTGAGATCGGCTTCAAGCGTGGAAAGCTCTTCTGCGCGACGGCGGTTGAGTGCGACATCATCTGCTCTAGCGGTCGGCAAGTCTGGGGTGCGGGCTTCGTATATGAGGGTGCCATCGGGGGTTTCGTCAATCCACTCAAAGTAGGTGTCACGAGGTAGAAGGACTTCGCTTTCGTTTGATGGATTCCGCTTCAAGTTTGCTGGAACGTTTATGACCCGACTGCCCTTCGGGACTCTGATTTCTACAAGTTGGCCGGCTTCTCTAAAGCGAGGAATATCGCGGAATGAAGTAGCGAGATAACCGGGATTTCTTCCGCCAAGTCCCTCGGGAATCAAGCGGCTATTGAGATCACGTTCAAGCGGGAAGCGGTGATATACGACGATATCTCGCGCTAGTGGGCGCTGCTTACGAAACGCTGCGTCAAGGCGGCGAATAATAGATTGAGTTCGCTTACGAAACCCTGGGTTTGCTTCGCTTGATCGTGTTTCTCCGTAAAGAACGCGCTGAACTGCTCCGTGTTCGGTGGCGGTAGTCCAATCCGTAATGCCCTCCAACTCAGCTTGCGTAAGGGGGAACCCGGCTGGGTCTTGACGAGCTACGGTCTTCTCAATCTGCCTCAGCTCTCCTACGAGATTGTCGCGCCGGCGCTGAATCTGATTGGCCTTCTTCTCTAGCGCCTTCAACTCTGCGCTATTGCCGCGACGCGAAGCGTCCCGAATCTTGCCCTGGACTGCCTTCAGTTGTTTTTCCTTAGCAAGAATCTTCGCCTCGGCATCAGCGCGTAGGCGCTCTCCTGTCGCAAGTCGAGTCCTCAGACCAACGCGCTCTTCGGGCTGGGGTATTGGGTCAAACCTACCCTGACCATCGGTTCTGGTTTCGCCTACTGCGCGGGCATTGGCGAGTGGGCTATATCCCCGACCACCTTCTGCAACCGATTGAGCGATCTGATCGGTAATACGCTGCGCCGCGTTCCAGAAGTTGTCATTTGCAACGATCTCGTCAAGGTGTTTATTCAGGTAGCGAAGACTCCACTCTCTTGGTATGGCATCTCCACGAAGCGGTTCAACTCTTCCTTCGGCCAACTTATTCTGTGCGGGAAGCTGGTCAGAAATCCACCGTCGTAGTGCAATAGCGTCACGGGGCAACCCAAGACTGACGATTTCGTAAAGGGCTGCGTCAGCTCCCACTTCTGCAACTATTGGCTTCCGTCTAACCCCAGATTTCAGTTCAGCATCGTTCGGTATGTATTCACTTGGATACTCGTCAATCGGAAGACTACGACGAGCGCGTGCGGCCTGTTTGTCAATACCCTTCTTGGCCTGTCCCTTTTCAATCCGCTTACCAAGAATCGCCTGCCCAAAGTTCATCGCTACGGAGATGCGATCTCCACGACGCTCGCCTACAAGAAAAATGGGGCGCTCGGGATCATACGGGACGTTCTTGAACTTAGTTCGTCCCCTGGCTGCCGCCACACGCGCTCCCTTAGTCGCAGCCTTTCCAGCTCCGACGAACGGCTTGATTCCCATTGGAAGAACGGAGGCGGCGGGGATCACGCCGTATTCATTTATTACCGCTTGGCGCATCTTCTCGGCATCGCCAGAGGTGAACGTATCTAGGTATTCCTTCAGGCCCGAAACCTGTTTATCCACCATCTGCGTAGTCGGAGCGGCTATTTGCTTTCCTGTGTAGTCCTCGGCGCCAACTGCGGTTCCGGCGGCTCGACGGACTGAGAGAAGGGGATTGAGAAGCATTTCGCCCATTACACCCGGAATGGCAAGTAGTCCGGCCATCGTAGATTCTGCGGTCTTACCGGGATCTGACACGGCACCGCTCACTACCGCTGCGCCCATCTGCGCTGGATCGGTGACTATATCTTTTAGGTCGCCTGACTTTGCAGCGCCATATACGCCCGTTGCCCCAGGGCCAAGAAGATAGGCATACTTGCGCCGTCCGACGTGTTGGCCGGCAGCCTTTACGGTTTTTCCTACGCCAGAACCAGCAACACGAACGGGCTTTGGTGCGCCTGCAGCAAACGAAGTAGTGGCATCAGCGACTTTTGCAGCACCTTGTTTAGTGGCCTGCCCTGCCGCCGATTCCGTGATTGGGGCCGTGACTTTGCTAACCGCGCCAGCAATCCTTGATTTAGTGGCAACTTTTGCGGTGTCACCGGCGGCTTTTAGTTTCTTAGCATCTGCGGCAATCTTCGCAAACTTGCCAGCTCGCCACGCGCCTCGAACGGCAGAGCCAATACCTACGGTGCCTACGGTCAGCGCGATTTCCCAGGGCTGATCGGGAATAAGTTCTCCGATTACATTTTCAAGAGAAAGGGGATTTACGTCGGGATTCTGACCGATCCATTCAACCTTGCCATCGGGCTTTAGCCCAACTAGACCCTTCTCTGCGGCTTGCAACTTACGGGCTTGCGCTTCATTGGCGGTCGCCTGCATCTTGCGCTGAAGTTCATTTAGTTGCTGTGACGATCCCCCCTGCGCCTTACCCTGTTGAAACGCCTGCTTATAGGCCCGAGCTTCAGCTTCCGCTGTGACCATATTCTTGATTTCCTGCGGAAGTCGTTGGAACTGAACATAGTCTCGGCGCTGCTTTACTTGCGCCTCAACCTGCGGCATACGAACTATCTTGCCGCCCTTATCAACGCCGGGAAGATTCTTCCAATCAGCGCCCATTTCATTACGGGCAGCATCACGAATGACTATGGCCTCTTGCGATGGACTAAGTTCGCCAAGCTGCCCGTTGCTATTGCGCCACGCCTCTAATGCGTTAGAACGACGAACCTTTGCGCGTTCAGCTCGACCGACAGCAAGGTTAGATGAGATTTGCTGAGCGACTTGCCGTTGGCGCTTTTCAGAGCCGCCATACATTCCCGCTTCACGGGCATTTACGAACCCAGATAAAGCCGGCTTACGCCGGACTTTTTTCTTTCCGCCGCCGCTAGAGGCTCTAGGCATTAGCCCGTCACATACTTAGCGATGTAGCGATTGACCGCAGCGACGGCATTTTCATAGCGGTAGCCCCGATTGACAAGTTTCCCAATCATGGCATCACGCTCTTTAGCTGAAGGTGGGGTATCTGATGGCTTGACTCCGTATATATCTTCAAGCGCAGATACGCCTCGGCGTGGGGTGAGAGTGGTCTTACTATCGCTACTGCCGCCGCCGCTCCCACCATCGGCCATTGAAGCGGCGTAGTCCAGATTGTTGTTCCGAATGGTTTCGGCCAAAGAAGCCTTATCCAAGTAGAACTGATTGCCACCTTCAAGAAGCGACTGAATGACTTCCAGACGACGGTTAGCGCGATCCTTACGGGTCTGGGCAATCTCTTGACCGATCTTCTGTCGGCGCAGCTTCTCGTTGCTGATTGCGGCGTTTCGCTCTAGGCCGACGTTGGTTGCCCGATCTCCGAGATAGTCACCCCGAATAGCGGCGCGACCACCCAAGTTCGCCATAATCGCGGCGCTTGCTCCGGCGCGAGCGGCAGCGGCACCAGCGCCGGCGTTATCAAAGTTGGCCGGGTTGGTGTTAGAACCCCTTGCCGCAGCGTCAGCCGCAAGTCGAGAAGCCATATCCGAGCGAGCTGCGTTCTCGCGGGCATTGGTCGCATCTTCGTAGCCAGCAAGCTGGTTCTGAAGGTCAGCGTAGTCCTGGGCGGTTTTACCCGCCATTGTGTCCACCTGCGAGCGGTAGGACTGATACCACGCGGGAAGTTCCTTGTTTATGCGGTAGTCAGAAGCGCGACGGTTGGCCTTCAACTCACGCATAAGCGGGTTGTATTCCGCGCCAACGATTCCGCGAATGATCTTGTTCATACCCTTCTTCGTCGGGTATCCAAGCGCCCCGGCGTTCTTGGGGTTCATCGTGTAGAGGGGTGCTTTTTTAGCCATTGTTCATTTGCTCCTGCGCTGCGTTGCGCTGTCGAATGAGGGACTTGATTGCCTGCGTTCGCTGCTTACCGGCAGGCGCGTTCTTCAGAAGTTGGTTGATTAGGTATTGGTATCGCTTAGGCGATTTGAGTTGAGTGGGCGCGGGAAACTGAGAAGCGTCCACGTTCTTTGAGGCCCGCTCGATTGCGGCCAACTGCTCGTTGGACTGCATATCGTTGTAGCTCTGATCGGCCTGCGCCTTGCCCTGACCAATATCAGCGAGAAGGTTCTGCATATCTTGAATGGCCTTACTTCTTTGGGCCGTGTATGCGTCGGCATCGCCCTGAACCGCCCGATCCATCGCGCCCGAGTAGAGCTGCCCCCGAGCGGCGCTAGAGTTCATCGTCCGTCGAGCCTGCGTGTCATACGCTGACTTCATCATCGCGGCGCGGGTGTAGGGGTTTGAGGCGAAGGCAGATTCATCTGCGGTGTAGGAACCGTCGGCGTTTTTGCGAAGTTGGAACCCTGCGGCCTGCTCTGCCTGACTCTGCTTGGTGGCAAGTCCGAGCTTTGCCATATCGCGGGAAGCCTGACCCTGCGCGAGCTTGTTCTGATACACGGGATCGCTATTCCAGGGGTCAGTAATAGAAGGCTGCGCCACCTGTCGGGGCGGCTTTCTACCCGCCATCTGACTTAGAGGGCGGTATGCGGGGCGCTGCTTCCAAGATGCGTTTTGTGGTCTTTTATTAGCCATATCTCCGAGTTAGGTTCTGATGATGTAGTTGAGGACGATTGAGGGCTGAATGTTGTTGTGAGCGCCACCACCACCCGTTGCTTCGGTGCTGTCGGTGACACCTGTGGACTGCAAGTTGCTTCGTGGCTGTGCGCCGGTCGCGGTCGTGTTGTTGCCTTGCGCGTAGAGAATGTCGTGAGAGTGCGAAGGCATCTCAGCGGTAGTAAGTGTGTGGGTCTTGGAGCCGCGAGTTTCGCCAAGCGTGTCCCAATCGGTGTCGCCCGAGTCTCGACCTACGATGGTGCGACCCTTCAGGTTTGGCAAGCGAAAGTTGCCAGCCCCCTCGCCACCCGTGTTGTAGGTCGTAGAAATAACCGCGTAGAGGGCCGCGTAGGTGGTCTGACTAACCACCGACCCATCGCATATTAGGAAGTTGGTTGGGGCGGTTGAACCCGCGTAGGGCAGAAGCGCCCCGGTTGGGCAGCCGTCCGGCCCGGTGGCTCCCGTGTCGCCCTTATCTCCCTTTGGCCCGGTAGCGCCGGTTGCGCCGGTTGGCCCCGTAGCGCCCGTAGCGCCGGTATCTCCGCGTGGGATCGTGAAGTTGAATACGGCGGCAGAGGAAGTTCCTGAGTTTGTTACCGATGCGCTTGACCCGGCAGCTCCCGTAGTCGTAGTTCCGGCAGCGACCGTAGCCGCGCTGCCCGTCGGCCCTGTGGCCCCGGTAGCGCCGGTAGGCCCGGTCGGACCTGCGGGGCCGGTCGCGCCGGTTGATCCCGTCGCGCCGGTATCGCCCCTCGGGATCGTGAACTGAAGAACCGCAGCGGCGGTGGTGCCTGAGTTGGTGACGGACGCGCTACTGCCCGCAGCTCCCGTAGTGGTTGAGCCGACCGTGACGGTGGCCGCTGCTCCCGGCGTTCCCTGGACGGGAAACTGCTGCGCAATCTTGTCTAGAGATGCCTGAACTTTCGGGTCATCTACGGGACCGGGAAGCGGGAGGGTCACTAGGCGGCCTCGTAAGTTCCCGTGACCGAGAGAACATCAGACGCGGCCCAGGTAAAGGGGGCGGTAGCGGTGATTCCAGAAAGAGTGTTTTGAGATGCGGCAGCGTTGATATAGGACAAGAACAAGCTGCTAGAGCTTCCTGAGTGTGTGTAGGCAACCGCCGTGTAGCGACTGTTAGCGCTTGAATCCAACAAATGAACTCGACCAATCTGCGACTCTACGCCGTGATTGTGAGCAACGGGCAATCCGACATAGAAACCGCCGCTTCCGAAGGTCGTAGTTGAACCCATTGTAATCTTCAGGCGGAAATGAACCGTCTTGCCAATCTGAACATATGCACCTGTGTCGGTGATAGTTCCGTTGCCAATCGCAGGGTTTGTAGAGGCCGTCCAAGTGGGGGTGTAGGTCGTCCACGCCGTAGCCGCCATCTTGGTCGTAGTGATTACGCCATCGCGGATATGGTCAGCGGTGACGGCGCGGTTAGATTGAGTCTTGGTTCCCGCTGTAATCTCAGCGTCAGTTGCGTCTGACAACTTGGCCGAAGAAATCGCGTCGTTTGAGATTGTGACCGAGCCGGTGCCTCCAACCGAAGAAACATCGCCGCTTAGGGAAGTGGCGGTAATCACGCCGGAAGAGTTGGCTACGAGAAGTTGGCCGGAGGTTCCGTTGGCGAGCTTAGAGTGAGCAATCGCAGCATTGGTATCAAGGTTGTCATTGGACAACTGACCATTGACGACGGTAGTAATCGCGTTGTCATTGGAATAAACATCGTTCCATTCATTTGTGCCTGTCTCGCTTGAACCGCGAGGGAGGGAAATCTGGGTCACGTTAGGTTCTCCGTATCTCGGACGCTCGGGATTCGAGTTGCCCGTAGGTGGTGCTGGATTCTGGAAATCTGGAAAGTCTTGTTGAGTTCGCTGTTCGTAAAGACCATTGAGAAGACGGTGCCGCGAGAGGCAAGTCGCACCATTCGCTGAACGAGCGCGACCGGGTATTCCCACAAGCCGCCTCCCCAGGTGGAACCGTCCCAAGTAGTAAGAGCTGCCTGCTGGAAATCAACTGCCTGCGATACGCCTACGCTGCTGTCGTAGTCTGCGGTCTGCGCGAAGTAGCACTTGCCCGCTCCCCAGACCTTTGACTCGCGGATTACCTTCGTAGAGTTCACGCCGAAGTCTGTCCAACCGCTGCGCCAACGGGCGCTGATTGCTGAGCCGAGATCGTTCGTGTAAGAGGCGTTATGCCTTATTACTTGGTTAGAAGTCGTCGCCCGCGTGAAGACAAGCTCAGTGTCGTTGGATACCTTGAACAATCCAAAGCTGGACGCGGCAAAGTCGTAGAGCGACCACCATTTCTTTTCGGTGTCATAGACAAGGGTGCGGTCGTTGTAGGAACCACCTGACGAATAACTCACATAGAGAAGGTCGCCGTGAGTTCCAAGCGCCATATCTGCGGTCTTGTTTCTGGCAAGCGTTCCGCCCTGCCAATAGTCGGCGGTGCTGCCCGAGAAGATCGGATCAACAGGGTCGGACACCTTCTGAACGTCCTGCCCGGTGGTGCGGAAGACACCGTTCTCGTTAGCGAAATAGACGGCATCTCGACCTGCAACTACTGCGTAGGGGCCAGAGACACCCTCGCCCACATCTACCGCTCGATAGTTGAAGACGGGGTTGCCGGAAGAGTCAAGGCTTTCGCCGTAGAAGACAAAGAACTTGCTCTGCTTGAAAGCAAAGATGAATCCGCGCCACGCTACAAGGGCTGCGATCTTTTCGCCGTCGCCAGGGGAGAGCTGTATGTAGTTGCTTGTAGTCCACGATTCAGCGGTGCCGCCGGGGGTGGGGTCGGTTTGAGGAAGAACATCTGAGAAATGAACATACGAGGGATTGGTCGTAGAACCGTTTGGCCCACCCGTTGAAGTTGTGAATCCGGCTACGGCCATACGCGGAGCAAGGCCGGAGACAGAGGACGGTGTATTGACAACTGCCATAACGCCGCCCTTTGGCATAGCCCTACTTCCTGTTCCGTCCACCTTTGCCAACGCAGAGCCGGAAGTCCACGCTGATCCATTCCACCTAGCAATCGGGTCATACCCATTTGCGGCATAGGCATACTCGGTGCCGGGGGTGCCGAATCGCTCGAAGGTGTAGGGATAGCCAGAGGTGCCGGTAAGCTCGGTGCCGACCGTTGCTCCCGTCGTGTTGAGAACATACGCCTTGCCGTTGCCGCCGACAAGAAGTTGGCGGTCGGAAGTAGAAGTCCTTATATAAGAGAGCAACCCTTTCGGCGCGGTGCCAAGAGCGGTCGCGTTCAGCGCTCCGGTGCCGGGGCGCTGCGTGACCGATCCGCGTTCGGTGAAGAACACATTCAGCGCGTCAATCGCTTGCCCTGGCGCTACCGTATCCGCCTTATCTCTTAGGTTCAGCCCGCCTCCGAAGTTGGAAACGAGTTGCGGTGTGTAAGGCATTAGCCCGCCGGCTCAATATCCGTTTGCAGAATGAAGCTGCTCGGGCGGTCGTGCTGCTGATGTAGCAGAGAATCACGCATAGCCTGAAGGCGCACTTGGAAAAGTGCGTCGGCGGCCTGCGCTGCGGCGTATTCGTCGTCGTCTTCGTATGCCCGCTTGACCGCGCCCTCGACAATGAGGTATTGCCAACGGGAAGGAATCAGCGGGGTATCGGTTGGAGAGGAAAGCTCGGTTGGAACCTTGTGGTAGCGAACCGTGAGCGTATTGGTGGAAGCAGGCCAAGTATTGACCGTATTGCCACCCGTGAGGTAATAGCTCTCGGGGCTACCCGTCTGCGTAAGATCGGGGGAAAGGTCGGTGATCGCCTTTCTAGTAAGGGGCGTGAGCTTGACTTGCCGATCTTCGTCAATCACAGATTCGATTACACGCAAATCAGAAATGGTCAGCGGAGAGCTTCCGGTAGAAGTTGCCTCCAGAAACGGCCATTCCTCCGACTCGCAAATATCGGTTAGATATGCCTGATTGAGAAAGTAGGTCCGGCGGGCTTCGGTGAGATAGTCAAAGCCACGCGCTCCAAGTTCAGTAGTGAGGTCAGTAAGGTTCACGATCCAACAACTCCCTTAGTCGTCTTTCCACGCCCCCACTTACGAGCGGTCATTCCACCATCGCCGGACACACGCATAGCGGCGCGGGCGTTGGCGCTTACTTCTTCAGCCTGAGCCTCCGCCTCCAAGCGGCGGGCCTTCTCGGTTCGAGCTGCTTCCTTGTGGCCGTATGGGTCTAGGCGATCCAATGCGCCCTTGCGCCAGAGATCGTTGCGGCGCAGGTCGTCAATCACGCCAAAGTCAGGCTCACGATATTCCCCCTTGCGGCCCTGAATGGGTAGGTATGAATCGGGTGCGCCGGTGTCCTTATTGTTTCGTCGGACGTGCCACCGGCCAGGAACGATCCCGTAGATATCTTCTGCTCGCTCTCCGAAAAAAACGAGTTCAAGGTTCGGGTCAAGGTCGCGCAGGGCAATCGCCAGCGCCTTTGCCTTATGAAGTTGGTTATCAACCATCTGCTCGCGCTCCACGTTCGCTCGAACGCTTGCGGGCAGAAGTCCGAACCTATCTACGGTCACGGGTTCCTTTCTTGAAGTTGGGTGCCCCCCGCCGACTTACGCCGGCGAGGGGTCGGTGATGCTGTGCGCTACGCCAGAGCGCCCAGACGGGCGAAGGCGTTGCGGCGGTTGGTGCCGAGGTTGAAGCGGTAGGTGAGCTTCGCGCCGTAGGAATCAGTTCCCTGAATCCACGACAGAATCTCGCCGCCGGTCACGTCGGACTGCCAACTTGGCTTTGCGGTTGCAACGATGAAGAGGTTCTTGAAAGAACCGAAATACATATCCTCGTCGTAGCAATCGGGGTGACGGTGAACTTCCAAGCCGTTCCACTTCGGAACGTCCTGTGCGCCAACGCCTCCACTAGAGATGCCGTTATCGCCAGAAACGAAACGGACCTGATTCTGGAGGAGCTGGTAGAACTTCCGGCTCTGCTTCAGGCCGGTCAGAACGAAGTCAGCCTTCGCTCCGCGCTGGTTGATCTTCTGCTCCTGAGTGAGCATAGCCTCCAGCGAGAGGGTCGTGGTCGAGGTGTCCACGTTCGCTGCCTTCCACCAAGAATAGGTGGCCGGATCAACGCCTCCGAAAGTAGTGGAGGTAGAAACGAGTCCACGAAGACCATTGGCCTCGTAGGAGGTTGCACCGGCGCGAGCGTTCGCAATCGAAACGAAGTTCGAGGACGAAGTGCTGACGGCGGAACCGCTGATCGTGATGCTGGGGCCGGACTCTGATACGGCGGTAATGGTCTTTGCATCTGCAACCGAAGCCTCTGAAGCGGCGGTGCCGATGTCAATGACCTGGCCGGGGAAGAGCCAACCACGCTCCAGAACTTCTACGCCTTCGGTCGAGTTCAGCGTGACCGTAGTGCTGGAAGAAGTGGTGCCGCAAGCGACAATCTTTGCGGAACCGTCCTGGAAGAGCTGACGGGTGATCTGCTTACGCAGGTCGTCCAGAGCGCCGGAAACCTCAGTCTCCAGAACGTCAGCAACGGTATTAGCGTTGCCGGAAGCCTGGTCGAGGACCGATCCCTGAATCTGAATCTGCTGATGCTGGTGGGTGTATCCGTATTCAGCCTTGCTGATACCCTGCTCGCCTGCGGCGTTCAGGTTTCCGCCGGCTCCCGGAAGAACGGTGAAACCGCCATTACGGGAAACGTGGAGCGGAACACGGGCTACCTCACCAATGGAGATGCGGCTGGACTTGCCGAGCTTATCGAGGAAAGGATTTTCCTGATAAAGCTGCGACTCCAGCCTGTCTTGCGTATAAACGCGCTTCAGAGCGTCGTTATACGCTGTGAGAGTCGCTGCCATCTGTTCTGATTCTCCTGACTAAGAAGACTGCTCAAAGTTGGCTGCGGCGATTTCCGCCATAGCCGCCTTGCGGCCTTCTTCAGTATCGAGTTGCCATTTCTTTTCTGCGGCTGATCCGATACCCGGTGCCGGAGCGTTTCGCTTCGACTCAATGTGGCGCTTCTGAGCTTCTGAGTAGAGAGCCTGAAGCTGACGATAACCTGCCTCCACATTGGGGCGGCCATCGTCCAGACGATTTGCAACCGCAAACGAAACGATCAGTTCAATCTCTGAATCGTCTAGGTTGTGGTTGTCGGCCTTAGCGAGTCGCTGAAGCTCAGAGTCAATGAAAGTAGCCTCTTGCTCCATCTGCTTCTCTTCTTCGACCTGCTTCTCCCGCTCGGTAAGCATTTGCTCCAAGCGGTCAATGCGTTCATCTGGGTCCACATAGCCTGTGTCTTCGCCGTCGTCCTCTAGTTCGAGTCCGAGCATCTGAAGAGCTTGGGCTTGGGTTGCTGGGTTCCGCAGGGCTGATACAAGCGCTTGCGCTTGCTCTGCCTCCCGGCGCTGCGAAGATACTTCCTGAGTCTTACGGGTGTAATCCGCCTGCAATCTCTTGTAGGCAGCGTCGTAAGCGGCTCGGGCTTCTTCCGGCAGTTCGTCGGGGTTGTAGGAATCGGTAAATGCTGGTGCCGATTCTTCCGTGTTCGCCTGGTCCGTATTCGGAGCCTCTGTGGACTCTGGTGCGGGGGCGGTTTCATTCTGGGGCTGATCCTGATTCTCAGGGGCCGTATCTGCCATTTCTGGCTTCCTTCCTGTGGAGCGGGGCGGCTAACCCCCTGCATCTGGCAGGGGCCGCTGATCCGCGAAAGTCTTATTTATTGGGGCGGTGTCTGTGCGCCCGGCAGCGACGGTAGGGGGGCTGCCTGTTGGGGCTTGGCGGCGTTGTTCATTCCAAGCCCTTCTGCCATCTGCTGTTGCGCCGCTTGATCGCGGGCTGTCTGTTCGGCTTCAAGTTTGAGCAAGGTGTCGTAGTAGAGGGCGGCTGCCTCCTTACCCACCTCGTCCAAAGCGTCGTAGTCGGTGGTCTTCATAAAATCCTCAAAGACCTGCTTGTGGACTCGAACATTGTCGAACGGTCGGGGAATCCAGCCGGGAACCTCTTCGGCCACCTGAATCTGCTCGCCCGTAGCGGGGTCAGTTTCAACTGCCTCGCCGGGGAATACCCGCCGGCTCGGTTCCTCCATAAAGGAACCTTCCTTGATCTTCTGGATTACATCGTTGGCGCGGGCAAGGTCAAGCTCGTAGGACTCAACTAGACCCTCGGCGGTGCCTGAGTTGATCGCGGCCATTGCCGCTTCAGGGCTAACCCACCCAAGTTGGGCGTAGTTCATTATCCGTTGCTCCATCGCCTGCTTAGTGCGCGGCTCAATCGAGTCGGGGAAGACCCGAACATCTACCTGACCGCGCAACTGCGATCCCGTGAAGTCACGGATTGCCTCCGGCCCGAACCGGCCCCTTATCTTCAGGAGCCTTTCTTCGGTGTAATGGCGGGCTACTAGATAAAGACAATGACGCATAAGGCGCGAATGGAACTCGGCAAGGTTCGCTATGAACGCGGCCCGCCGAGAGGTGTCGCGCTCAATAAGCGCCTGAATACCCCGAGCGGATTCCACGTTGCCGGGAATATCGTTCTGAGCTGCGATGCGGGCAATATCGGACTCAGCCTGTCCCTTGATCTGGAATAGCTCTTGCGGGACGGGAGGAACGGGTCGCCATTCCATCTCACCGTTGCCAACGACGTTATATACCGCCCCTGGCTCGTCGGTGAGTCGCTGCCCCTTCGCAAGTCCTCCGTTGCGAATAAGCAACTGCGGGTTCAACGCCAGCACCAACCACTCAACCGACTTAGAGGCAGCTGCATTTATTGTCCTCTGTGCGTCGAGTAGGTGCCTTACTAGACCTTGATCCCTGTCGGAATCGGGGTCACGGGCGTAGGAAAGTTTGTGGAGAATCGGTTCGTCAATCGGCTCACCGTCGTAGTCGGCGCAAGGGTAGGGGCGTTCAGGAACTACAACTCGGCCATTGGCAATCACGATCCACCGACCCTGCGGATACTCGGGGCAGGGGCGCTCCAGATACTCGGTCACTAGGACGAGCTTGGCTTCGGGGGTGGACTCAGAGGTAAGGGACTCGCTGCCCTGCGCGTCGGGGGTGAGCTTGCCGCCGGTATATCCCTCCATCTGATAAATCGTTTCGGGATCGCGGGCCTGCTCTACGGCGTGCCAACGGGAATCCTCAAAGTTCAGCCCCGGCTCCCAATAGACCTCATTCGGGCCGAAGACGCGGATACGAACATCGCCAATCCCGACGTTGGCACCCTTGATGAACGGGCCAACCTGATTGTCAAAGTAGGGCCAAGCGAAACCTTCGTCTGCGATTACCGCGTAGCGAACTACCTCTTCGGTAGCGGCGCGGATATGCCACTTGTCGTAGCCGTAGAGGGCCACCTTCTCGGCAAGTCGAGCTGCGCCAATATCTTCGGGGTCAGTAGTAGAAGGGGAAACTTGGTAAGACGGGACGCGGCTGGTTGAAAGCGCGACCTCACGCTCTACCACGTCAAATATCAGGTTGCGGGTGGTGCGCTGACGCTGCGGGGGCTTACCTGATTGCTCGTAGTAGTTGGTGGTAGTGGGGAGAGAGTTGAGATTGCCCTTTTGATCCGTCCAGAAATACTGCTCCGAGCGCCAGAACTTCAGACACTCGTTGCGCTTGGCCGACCCCTGGCGCATACGGTTGCGTCCACGCGAAATGCGTTCCTGCACTTTGGCAGGAACCTTCTGATCTTCATTGAGATTCGTGTTGTCAATCGGAGCTTCGGCCATTAGTCCTTATCTTTGGTCTGCCAGAAATCTTCGTCGTTATCGAATGAAACGTGCTGCTTTCCAAACTCACCCGTTTCTACATACGGCGCAACATCGGGAGCCTGTATTCGGTTGAGTAGTTCGGAGACTTGCTTGGCCTGCGCTTCCCTCTCGCGCTGCGTGTCTTGCAAGAGGTTCTGAGTGGCAGCAAGAATCGCCTCAAAGTTCTGATCCGCAATACGAAAGCGATATGCGACAAGGGCAACAAGGGAGATCGAGAGGACGGCAAGAATCGCTAGGGCCGCGATCACGCTAGAACCTGTTCAGTCTCAAACTCTTGGATCACCTTTACCGCGTCCTCTACCTTTTCCATCTTTCCGAGCTTGACCTTCAGGGCATTGACCTGTTCCTGCAAGTCTTCAACTTCCTTCTTTGGAACCATTCCAAGAAGATCACGGGCTACTTCGGTGACGTAGGCAACCGAGAGGTAGATATAAGGGTCCATCTCGCCGGCGTAAGTGCCGGTGTCAATGAACGGGCCATCTACTTCCGAGCTGACGATGCAACGGGCGGGAACCTTTTCGGCGGTTTCTACGATCTTGGGCTTCAAGTGAATACTCCTAACGGGCCTTGTTGTTCAGTTTTCTGAGGTGGACTCCAGGGCGCTTCATAGTTCGGGTTGAATCCCCGTCGCCTCTGTCGTCCTACATTCGGTGCGAGATTGCCCCAAGCGCGGGCCATAATCGCGTATCGCATCGCGTCGAGAAGGTGATCGTCCCTCTTTATGGCCGCGAACTCGTCGTTAGAGCGAGGGTCACGGCGGTAGCGCGATATCTCCCAAAGTATGTTTCGGCAATCGGACGAAAAAACGAGTCGGTGTTGCTGGAGCCTTGCCTTTACTTCCAAGATGCCCGAAGCGCGGTCGTTCTGCCCGTGTTCGCAATAGATACCTTCGCGGGCAAACTCAGCCTCTACGCCTTCTGCGTGGATCGTGGCGCGGTTGCGGGCGGAGGGGTCAATCACATAGATAGGGTCCACGCCCCAGAACTCGTTGCGGTCCTTGATTGCGTCGGAGATCGGCCCTACGACCATCTCCTGCGGGTAGAACTCGTCAAAGACGAACGCCCCATTGTCGTTGTCAAAGGCAACCCAGACGACTCCTGTTCGGCGGAAGCCGGGGTCAATGCCCACGACTATATCCTGCCCCTTCAGGTAATCTCGGGTAGGCGCATCGCGCAGATGGGTTTCGTCGGAATACTCGGGGTAGAACAAACCTGAGAAGTGAACGAACTTGCCGGACTTACGAGCTTCAGCCTCTTCTTTAGTGAGGCCAGCCAAGAAGTCCTTCTTAGCGTCTTGGTCAAGGTGGGGGTTATCGTCCATATCCACCTGCACTACGGTCACATCGTCGTCGTGCCGGCGCTCCCAGATTGCGTCGTAAGCCCAAGAGAGTCCGAGAAGCGGGGTGAAGGCAAATACTTCGTCGCCTCCGAAGTCCACAAGTCGAGCGCGGCACTCTTGCCGAATCGCTTCGCCCTTATCTCCAGGCGGTTCCTCGTCGTAGCAAACGCGGTGTAGGGCAGCTCCCGAGAACTTGTCCAAGTCCTGCTCATAAGTAAGGAAGTCCCACCACGAACCGTTTGCGAACCTGAGAACCCGGCGCTGCTTATCGTATGCCTTGTCCCAAGACCCGCCCTTTAGAGCTGCGCGGGGAACCCATTGGCGAATCTTGTGGAAGATCACGCCTTCCATCGTGGAGGTGAAGTCTGGGGAGACAATGCGGCAATAGAACTCGCCCTGGTGGTGCTTGTAGGGCTTCAGATTGTCGGGCAGGAACTCTTCATCAACTGACTGAATCAGACAATCAAGGATCGCAGCGGTGGTCTTGCCCGACCTGTTTCCTCCGATGAACGCCTTCAACTTGTCAGTAGAGGCGTGAAAGTCCATCTGCTTATCGTGCGGAACATAAGCGTAGAGAGGGTTGGCTTGAAGAACTCGATTGAACTCTTCTATCTTTCGCAGGCTCTCAGGGTCAGGCTTGCCCCCCTTCACCCGCACCGTGAGGCGCTGGCTCATATCGTTACGCCGTATTTCTTGGCGAGTGAACGAAGGCTGCTAGTGGAACCGTCCGGGGTCGGGCTTGCGACGGTCGGAAGCGGTTGATTCTGGATTGCCCGCACACGGCGGCGGCGGCGGCGCTCGGCCTCTGTCATAGCCCCCCCAGAGCCTCCAGATGCCGCGCTATCGCCCATTGACCCGCTGCCAGAGGAAACCATACCGCTGCCGGTCATTGGACCGTAGTAGCCCGTGTTAGCACCCGTTGTTTCTGCAACGTGAACGTGGTCGCTGTGACCTCCGATTGGCGAAGTGGGTTGTCCGTTGTCTATGTTCACGCCAGGATCGTAAAAGAGTTCTTCAAGGTCGCCGCCGTATTTACGGGCTACGAACTTGTCAAAGGCCATCATCTGCGCGGGATCACCCGAAACATCTATTGCCGAGTTGGAATAGTGAAAGCTATTCTCAGCGTGACCTGAAGTTGGGGTAACGCCGCCATCGAAGGCTGCGTTTTCAGAAACCGTCAGGCCATATTTGTTTTGAGCAATCTTTCCAATCTTGATAATCGTGGCGGTCTTAGTTGGCTTCGCTCTGACCGTGATCTTCGGAAGTGGCTGATCCATCTCGCGCAAGGTTGAGCGAGCGGCCTTGACCGCAGGGATAAGTGCGGGCCGGTCTAGATCGCGGTAGCCCTGCGCGGCAGCAAGAACGTTCTCGGGGTAATCGCCTGCTGCTTGGGGGTTGCCGGGGCCGGCGTTGTAGGACGCAAGGGCAAGCCTTACATCGTCTTTCAGGCCCAAGTCTTTGAGGTAGCGGGCAGCTCCACGAACCTGCGATTCCATCGCGGCGGGAGAGTTGCCGTAGCGAACGTTGTAAGAGGCTGCGGTGCTAGGAATGAACTGAGTAAGTCCACCCGCGCTTGCGCTAGAGAGAGCGTTTGGATCAAAGCCCGACTCGATCTCCATAAGGCCCATAAGCAGAGAGGGCATAACTCCCATTTCCTTACCTATACGGTAGGCAAGCTCGGCAGCAGTTCGCTGCGTGCCTGAGTAGGCGCTGAGATTCGGTCCAGATTGGCGGATTATGCGGTAGGCCGTCTTGATCTTCCTACGCTGACGCTGCGCTACTGCCTCCCCGCCTGGCACATCTCTAGCAGCAACATAACCGGGAGCGAGCCGGACGCGAGAAGCAACTTGTGCGCCCGTAAGATTCGGGTGCTTCTTAGCAATCTTGCGAGCTTTTTTAGCGGCACCCTTGCCACCGCCTGCGAGTGGGCCGGGCATTACTTCCTCCGCCCTGCCGCCATATTGTCCACAAGGTTCGGGTAGGGGCGACCCGCCCGCTTTGCGCGGGCCTTCGCATCTGCCTTCTGAACTTTCGTGAGGGGCTTGCGCTTGACCTTCGGGCGCTTGCGTAGCCAGGGGGGTTTCACTTCTTCCTCCTGACCTTCAATGATCCGCCTCGACGCACCTTCGGAGCCGTATGGCCGTGATCTTTCAGAAACTTCCGCGCCCACGCTTCGCCATTGGCTGCCGCTGCGTAGATATACCTACGCTGTTTATCCGAGCTGAATCCACCCTTACTGACGGGCATCAAGCGTGTCCTTTCTGGGGTCGGCCTGCGGGGAGCGCAGGGGGGGTCTTTGGGGGGTAAAATCTCTATGCGGGACCGATTAGTTATATGAGCGCCGGCGGGGCCGCGCCCCTCCCCCCTCCCCCTGCACGCGCAACCGGGGGGGGTATCGGGTATGCCCGGCCCCTAGTGTTCTCCCCTAGTGCGCGGGGGGTATTGCCTCTAGGCGCGGGGCGGGCGTGCGTGACCTCCCGGTTACCTAACGGGGGGCGCGGGTAGCGGGGGCCGGGGCTAGAGCTGCCTCCCCTTTTTATCTGCGCGGCGCGGGGCGTGACGCGTATCCCGCCGCCCCCGATCCGATCCGCCCCCGCTATTCGATTTCTCCCCTATACCCTGCGCCCCTCTTATATAGGGGGGCAATAGGGGAGGGTCTTATCTATTGGGACGCGGGCGGTTGCCTATCCGCCGCATAGTGTGCTAGGGTTCACCTAGTCGCGCAATAGGGCGCGGCGTAAATGGAAGGGGTTCACAATGTCACGCACCGCAGATAGCCGGGTAGAGGGATACCGCAATGAAGAGGGATTCTTCTGCGCCTATTGCATGCAGAAAGCCATAGACCTAGACGAGGGTCTAGACGAGTCTGCATTCGGCGGGGAGAGTTTCCGGGGGGAGATTCTTACCCTTGCCGATCTCGCAGAAGACAAGCGGGAGCGGGAGCGGGAGCCGGAATTCGATTTCGCGCCGCCCCGCGTTTGCGAGGATTGCGGCGACCAGCTCGCCCCGCGCGAGCTCTATCCCCGGGGCTAGGGGATAGCCATATCGCGCCGGGCTTAGAGGCCCGCGCCCGGATCGTGACCGGGGCGCGATACTCTCCCGCAATAGGGCGGGGGTGAAATCGAAAGGTGAAAGTTATGAGCGAGAAGGTAACGGCGGCGCAGGTAATGCGAAAGGTTCACGATTGGGAATCGAACGGCCTCTATTGTGAGCGGGAATGGCTAGGGGATCTATACGGCGCGGGCATTGAGCGCGTCATTGACGAGCTGATTGGCGCGGGTGATCTCATCGCAACCGATGTTTTCGTGACCACGCCGGAGGTTGCGGCGCGGGTTGCCAATCGGAACGCGTAGCAAACCTGCCGCGCCGGGATTAGGCCCGGTTCCCGGTTCGAGTCCGGGGCGCGGTATTCCTCGCCAATAGGGGCGAGGTGGAATGGAAGAGGTGAAGAATGAAAACGGGTTCACGGGTAGCGCATTGGACGGGCAACGCGGCGGGGCAGATCGTGCAGGTGATAACCGATCCCGCCCCGGATTATGGGGAGAGGATCACGCGCACGCTAGGGGGAGAGAATCTGCCCCCGTTCACCGCTCGCCCCGCATTCCTAGTGCAATGGGACGAGCGCCCCGGACGGGCGAGCTTGCCCCCGTCGTGGTCGCGGGGGGCATACATTCGCCCCGAATAGGGCGGCGGTAGCGCGGCGGGTTTAGGCCCGCGCCGGGTTCGAGTCCCGGCCCGCGCTTTACCCGTCCGGGAATAGGCCCGGGCGGGGGAATAGGGAAGAGGTGAGCAAGTGCGAAAAGGTGAGCGGGCGCAGGTTGCCCGATTCTTGAGCGAATACCACCCCTGCCGGGTATGCGGGCGGGGGGCGGTGCGCGGCCCTGGGGCTTGCCGGCGATGCATCGAGCGGCGGCGAGAGCTGATCCGGGGCGGGTATCTGATACCGGCGAAGGGTAGCCGGGCGGCATAGGTGGAAGAGGTGAACGGCGGCGGGATTGCGTGCCGCCGGTGTTTTTGATACGGTGCAGAGTGAATAGAAAAGCGAAGGGGCGAAGACCCCGGGAAGAGGTGAGAAGAATGAGCGAAGAGCTAAAAAGGTGGAGCCGCGAAGAGCGGGAGAAGGCGGGGGAGATCACCCCGGCGCAGCGGGTGGCGTGGGATTACCTTGACGCGTCCGAGCTTTACGGGGGCAATACCCTCCGAGATTGGGCGGTTGGGGTAGTAGAAACGGTGATCGAATGGATTGAGGGGGGAAACTCTCCCGAGAACTTGGGGGAGGTAGCAGAAGGGGCCGTCCCGGTATATACCGGGGAGAAAATCGCCCTAGTCGCCGATTCTCCAGCGCTCGCCAACGTCGAGCCGGTTCTCCAGATGGAGCGCAATACCCCGGAGGGAATGTGCGACGCGGTGATCCACGAAATCGCTATCGAGATCACGGATACCGCATATGAGGAGCTATACGGGGAAGAGGATTAGCGCCCCCCCCTGCGCCGGGGTTCGATGCCCCTAGCCGGTTCGATCCCGGCGGCGCGGGTTTCCCGTTCGGCAATAGGGCCGGGCGGGTGACTAGGAAAGGTGGAAGAGATGAGCAGAGAAGTGAGAAGAATAAAGGCAGAAGACCTGCGCCCCGGCGATATCGTGCGCGATGAGGAGGGGGGAACGGGTGAGGTGCTATCGGTGCGTTCGGTATTCGTGCGCGGTGACTTCACGGTAGAAGTCGAATACACGCCCGGGGTAGGCGATTTCGTGGAGATGGAAGATATTGCCCGCTATACGGCGGGGGATACGGTCGAGAAGGTGGAGGGGTATCCCTGCGAAAACTGCGGGCGGATTTATGGCGACCTCTCCGAGATGGACACGGCGGGGTGCAGGACCGGGCATTGCCCCCCGCTGGAGGGCGACGATGCCTAAGACCGCCGCGCAGCTCATCGAAGAGGAAGAGCGCCACGCCCTGCGCGATTCATACCGGGCAGCGGGTGGAAGTGCGAAGCGCCCGCTGCATTCTTTCCGCACGAAAGCGGAGAAGAGGGCGGCGCGGTTGGAACATTCCGCCCGGTTGCGGGAGATGGTCGAATGGATAGAGGAAGACCCCGAGCGGGCCGCGCCCCTGATCCTGAAGGCCATACGACTACACCCGGACGCTACCCCTACTAATGCCGCGCTCATAGCGTGGCAGGTGCCGGGGGAGGTGGTCGGAACCTTCGCAGAATGGAAGAGGTGGGGCGCAGCGATCCCGAAAGGGGCCGGAGCTGCCGGGTATATCACGAAAGGGCCGGGGTTCTATCCCTGGCCGGTGTTCACGGCGGCGCAGGTGAAGGCTACCCCAATGATCGAAGCGGGCGAAGAGGAACCGCTGCTAAGTCTGGTCGAAGGGGAAGCGGAGAAGGTGCGCGAAGCGGTGCGGGGTGAGGATCGGAAACCCAAGCGGAGCGTAGAGGCGGTGGTCGAGCTTCTGAGTAAGACCCCGGACGCGAAGCGGGAAGTCTTGACGGCGGTAGCAACCGCTGAAGAGGTCGCCATACCCTTCTAAGGGTGGCGACGCTACGCCGGGCAATATGCTACGGTGTAGGGGTAAGTCAAAGCGAATAGGAAGAGGTGAAGAAATGCACGAAGATATTTACGATCTGAGGCATCTGTTGGTCACGGTGCGGGATTACGGTCCCGACCTTTCCGACCAATGGTGGCTGAGCGAGAATCCATACCACCCAGAAGAAGACTTGGGGCGGGCGGAAGATGCCGGGCTGGTGGAGCTGGACCAGAGTAGGCCCGGCGCTTGGCTGACCCAAGAGGGGGAGAAGTCGGTGGAGGGATACCGTTCGTATGCCGGCGGGTGTGGCATACAAGCGGTCCCGTTCGGAAGTGAAATCGCGTAAGGGTTCCAGGCCCGCGCCCCGGTTCGAGTCCGGGGTTGCGCCCTACCTATCGGGAATAAGCTCGGTAGGTGAATAGGAAGAGGTGAATAGTGTTCATAATAACCGACAGAAAAGAGTTGGCTGAGGCTGGCGATAAGTGGCTGGCCGATAAGGTCGAGGACTACGCAGAGCAGGCCGAGCGGTTCGCAAAGGACGCGGCGGAGTATGCCAAAGGTGTTCAGGCGGTTCAGGCTGAGATTGCCCGCCGCAATAAGAAGAGGGAGGGGAGGGGCAAGTGAACCCGACCACCCCGCCCAAACTCTTCGGTTGCATCGCCCTGGTCTTGACCGGGGCGGTGTTTCCGCAGGAGGTTCACGCCGGCGTTATGCCGGTGACTCTGGTTGTGACGGGTATCGCCGCTGCCTTCTTCGTGGGGGTGGCGGCGGTGCTGCTAATCGAAAACAAGAATGGAGGGAAGCAATGAAGATCGCACACGACGAGATCAAGTGTCCAAGTTGCTCCGAGATCGGGACGCTTGCGGCTCGGTATCTGGTTGACGTGCCTCTTGCCCTTGACGGGGGCAAGGTGGCACACGTGGACGCGTCGAACGGGGAATGGGATTTCTTTTCCTATTCCTGCGAGAGCTGCGGAGCCGATCCAAGTGACGAAGAAATCCTCGCCGCGAACGGGGTGGAGGTGGAGGTATGAGCGAACCGATCCTCTGTCTCGGAGTAGGCGTTGGCCTATCCGTTCTTCTCTACGTCGTGGGGGTGGTGCTGTCGTGACCGAAGGCGCTTACTGTTTCCTGTTCGGTGTCGGCTACTGCCTTGTTCTCTACCTGATCGGAGGGTTTCTTGACCGACTCTAAACCGAGGCTATGTAGCCTCTACGAAATAAGGCACGAAAACGTGCTGACGAAAGCGATGGCCCAATACCTGACCGACCGCCCTGGATTCCCTGAACCGCTGGCTACCCTGCGGTGCGGGCGAATCTGGGACGCTGACGAAGTGAAGGCGTTCGTCGAGCATTGGCAGAAGACGAAGCGAAGGGTGAGGACTCGGGAAGAAATCGCCGCCGAGCTGGAGGAAGAGGCGCGGCGAAACTCAGGGGAGTAGGCCACCCCGGTTGAGCTTCCACCCGGTCGGGTGGGGGTGGGTGAAGTGAAGGCAGGCCCGGTTCGAGCAGTAGATTCTCCCGTTGGAGTTCTGCTTGGACCGGGTTCTTCCGTCGAGTCGGGTGCGGATCGTGAGGTCGGACCTGCACTTAGCGCAGATGCCGCCCCACTTGGGCGAGACTCTGAAGTTCTGGGTGCCGCTAGTCGGTGTCTTCATTCGTGACTTCCTCTGCTTCGGTGATCTCTTCGGCGGTGGACTCGATCACTACCTCCACACCCTTCGCTTGGAGGGATCGCTGAAGGGCGTTCCAATCTAGCCGCTGGTGCTGGATTACGGTGGGGTCGCCGCGCAGGTCGCGGGCCTTATCAGTATGGATACCGGCAACCGTAGCGATTGACCGGGCAGCGGTCGGGACTTGGCTGATCGGGATTTCGTGACCCTCTTGCTCCAACCGTTCGAGAAGGTTGTCCACTACCGCAGCGGCACGCTCCGCTAGACGGGCGTGGTTCTCCGCTGAGCGGGACTTCACCCGCCGCTGAAGGTCTTCCCTTATCTCTTCGTATCTATCCCTGTGACGGGACTTCCAGGAGCGCAGGGTGGCAGGTGAGAGTTCCTTACCTTTGAGCGTGGTCATCTCGGCGGCAGCGGTGGTCGCTGTCCCGTTGTAGAGGGCGAGTAGGGCGAGAGCTTCTTCCCGATCCTCGACCGACCACGCCGGCCCTGCCGGGTTCTTCTTCTTGGTGGTGGCGGGTGTCTTACTCATAAGCCTTACCCCCTGACGGGGGCTGCGCCAACGGTCGTCGCGCCGCATAGTGCGACGGCGCTACTGACGGGAGCTGTCCTTACGGGAGGCGTGATCGCCAAGCCGGAGGTGCCGCTATTGGCAAGGGGCATAGGGTGGATACGACTATGCCGGGGGGTGCGAATGGGCGCACTACTCCCCAAGTTCAGGCGTAGATTACCACCTCCGTTAGAGAGTCTTATATAAGGGATAGTCACTCTTCCGCAAACTCCGCAGATAACCTGCCGCTGATCGGGTTTCTCCCTGCCTTCTGCCTTACTGAGCGAACCGTATCCTCTGAGACTCCCGTGACGTAGGCCACGAAGAGGCTATGCCGATCCTCGAATACAAGTATGCGGGCGTTCCGCAGCTCCTTGTCTTCACGGGGAGAGGGACGAAAGGCAGCGCCGCCCCTGAATCGTTCGGCTTCTACTTCAGCCAGGTCTGCGAGTCGAGCGAAGAGTCCGGCCCATTCATCGTGCATCGAGTCGCCGGTAGATCGGGGGGAGAAGTCGCGCTCACCTCCCGAGATAGAAGGGGTGAGGGAAGATGCCTTGCCCTCAGCAACTATCGCCATACCTGCAAGCAGGGAATCTATGCGGCGACCGACGCTCACTCGTCGGGATCAGCGTCCGGGTCGGGTTCCCCTCTCCATTCCCAAAGCGGCACCACGATTGTCTCCATTAGATACGAGTCAGAGAGGCGGTGAGCTTTGTCTTCGTTGCTCACACCCTCGTCGTTGCCGAGCATTGGCTTATTGGTCTTGGCGTTCAGGATTACCCAGCGCCGCTTGGACTCTGGCTCCTGCTTCTTCGGCCCGCCCTGCGCTGTCTTGCGCTTGCTCACATTCCCCACCCAAAGAAGATGGCGGCGAGAAGTAGCGCGGCAAAGATTCCACTAAGCAAGGCTCCGATTGCTTCCTTGCTCACCCTCCGCACCCCCAGCCCCAACCCACAGAGGCCCAAAGATTGTTAGCGGCCTGCATCTGCTGCCGCCAAGTCGCATCGCCCGCTGAGAACGGCGCACCATCGGGGCGAAAGGCAAGCCAACTTTGGTTGTAGAAGCCAAGTCCTCCCGAGTAGGTGCTGCCCTTGAATGACCACCACACGCCCCACCTTCCGGGGCCGGGGGCTTCGCACCTACCGACGTTTATCCAAGTGCCATAGTTCGGGATCGCTACGCCCCTAGTCGGGTGCTTGACGATCCGCCAGCGGCGGGCCATCGCTCGACGCTGCGCCGCAGAGGGGGCGCATTGGTAAAGGCGACGGTGTTTAGCGACCGCCTTCTTCGGGAGCCAGGGGTTGTGGTAAAGGCGATGAACCCAACGCTTGTGCGCGGCGTTGATCTCGGGGTAGGCGGGGTGCTGACACTCGGCCTGAGCTGGTGCGGGCAGCGCAAGAGCGGTCGCAACCGCAAGCATAGCGATCATCAGAAAGCCACCCCGCAGCGGTCGCAGCGCCACCCGTCAGGGGTCTGAACGGTGGTCGCCCCGCACTCGGAACACACATTGAGTTCAGAGGCGACCGACAACGGGGCGCGAACATCGTCAGGGGAATGGATTGGACTTCTGGGAAACGCGGGCCATTCCCATTGACCGATCAGCGTTCCACGATCTCGCTTGGGCAAGCGGTTTGTGGCGCTCCACGAAGCGTTGCGCCATTCCCACGCTATCTCCCATTTCCCAACCTCTCTCGGTTGTGGTCCGGGAGGTCGCGGGTTCGAGTCCCGTCGTCCACCTTTCATCATTAGCAGGGGTTTTACCCACCTTGCCGGACGGAATACGGGGGGTCTGCAACTCTTCCGACAACGCCACGCGAACATTCCCTATGCCGCCGCCTGACTCTTTGTTTTTTGTTCGCGGGCTTCCCGAATCTGTTCAGCGAAAGAAATGTTGTTGTTCGCACCCTGAACGACGTGCGCGTAGTTCTTGACGAGCGTTGCCAGATCGTGTCCACACTCGACGGCGATCTCGGGCAGCGAGAGTTCGCCTTCGACTATCAGCATTGAGGCAAACGAATGGCGCAGGTGGTAGGGCGTAGCGTCTGGGCGGTCAGCGGCAAGTCGGGCGGGGCTGAATACCCTGCGCCGGAAGTTCCCAATATCGGTGCGGGTCATTGGCTTACCGTCGGGGCGGGCGAAGATCAGCTCCTTACTATGGGGGTAGTCCATCAGGATTGCCAGCTCGGTCAGGTCGCCCTGGAGCGGCCCGCGCACCGTCACGCTGCGAGGAACCTGCGTCTTGGTGTAAGGCACCACCTCTCCCTCTACCACCTTCTTCGTGACTCGTATGCGGTCGTTAGCCAAGTCCTCCCAAGTAAGGGCGAACGCTTCGGAGGGGCGAAGCCCGGCGTATGCCATCACCGAGACAAGGGTTGCCTCCATCACCTGATCCTCGGAGAACATATGGTCACGGATTGCTTCGACTTCGTAAGGGTTCAGCGGTATCACGGACTTCTTCGTTCGCTTGGGCGCAGCGATGGGATCGCAAGGGTTCGCCTGCATCAGTTCCCTAGCAACCGCCGCCCGGCAGATAGTCGAGAGAAGGGCTTGGGCCTGAGCGATGGAACGCCGCCCGCACCCGTCAGCCAACCGCTCGTCCTGCCATTGAGCGACCACGCTCGGGCGCAGCTCGGAGAGCTGGAACGATCCCAAGAACGGAAGGACGTGGCGGTTCAGCAAGAAGTCATACCCCCGAACCGTGTTGGGTGAGAGTTCAGGAACCTTCGCCTCTAGCCACCTGCGAGTGAACTCGGTCAGCGTGAGGTTCACGGGCAGGAGGTGAGCCATTCCACCCATCTGCTTACGCCGGCGTGTCTCGTCCCTCCAGGTTCTAGCGTCGGTGAGCTTGTCAAAGCGGCGCGAACGCTGCC